CCCAACTTGCATTATCTAATTGCTGACTATATAAAGCTAAATTAGTTCTTTGTGGCTCTACTAATATACTTGGACAAGTTCCGTTTGAATAGTCTAAACGAGGTACGTTACTCGCTACGCTTTCAATTAATCCCGCTGAATTAACTCTTGTTGCTGTGGTTGCTCTTGTTACGGTCATATCACCTAACGTTGTGTTAGGTATTACTGAATATAATGTTCCTGCTTTGTATCCATTTGGGGTCACAATAAGTGACGCTGTATCTAATAAACTCATACGTCTAATTCATTTAATATTGTTGATAAGCATGTTTCTGCTTCAAATAATCCTCCATCCGCAAGTACTCTTGTCTTGAAGTCGTAAATAATCTCCTCAACTTCACCAAACTCAATAAGTAAACTAGCTAAAGTTTTTTGTAGACATGTTTGAGCTTCAAACGTACCACCGTCAGCCAATACGCGAGTCTTAAAGTCAGATATTATTTTATTGACAGCGTAAACATTCGATACGACATCAGTCTGTATCGCAATTGCTATTGCGTTAATCGATGGCATATTACCAAAGAGCTAAAATGTTTGTAGCTGAAGTTCCTGTAGCAAATACACGAACAACTTGAACTGGTAAGAATGTACCTGGGTTTGTTGAAGCAAATACTACCTCATCTCCACCGTCAGTCATAACTTTAATATCACCACCTGTACCTGTGTAAATTACACATGACAATGTAGGTCCACTTGGAAATCCTACGTATGGAATATTATCTGTATTACTTGGCGTTACTGCCGCAGCTCTACTTACTTGTAATTTTTGTGTTGCCATTATTTCTTTGTTGTTTTACCGTTTGCACCTTGTCTAGCTCTGTTGGTCTTTGCTTTCTCTAAAGTAGTCTTCCCGTTCTTCATGTGAGAAACATCCTTACCATCGCCCACTGAACTTTTGCCAGCAGCGTGATTCTGTCTGTTAACTCTGTTAAGCTCCACTCTACGCTCTACCTCAGACGGCTTTTTATTAAGCTTCTTCTGGTAGGCTAGTTTCTTCGCGTAAGCTTCAGGGTTTTCCTTGTAGTACTTAGCAGTTCTGCCCAGTGCCATTTCCTCTTAGTTTGAATCCTCGTTTCTTTTTCTCAAGCTTCTCCATTCTTTCCATGGATTTAGACTCAGATTGCTCATGAACTTTCATGGCTTTCTTAGAAGGATAAGTTTCCTTACCTCCATATTCTTTTATCATTTTTGCTTTCATATCCACAAAGATAACTATTTTTGCATTATGGGAAAAAAAGATACTGCTAAAATAATTAAATCTACTCCTAAGGTCTACAGAAGAAACAGACCAAACGATTACTTAAAGTACCATAGAATCATAATGGCTTGGGCTAGAAAGAAGTACAAGATATCGACGGTACACCTAGAGATGTTATTCTTCCTATACAGCGAAGACATATTCACTCAGACCAAGTTTAAGGAGTACTCGATGATTATGCCGTTCGATCGGTATAAGTTAGAAAGAATGATACAGGACGGTTGGATACGTAAGTGGCGTTCTGAAGAGGACCATCGTTACGCGCTGTACGAAATGACACTGTCGGCTAAGTACATGGTGGCTGCTATCTACAAGAAGTTCAATGGCGAACAGGTGATCAGTGAGTCTGTTGCAAGCAACGAGCTTATGGATAAGACAAACAAGCACACCAGAATGTACTCGATTGGAATTAAGCGGATGAACAAGCAACTTCGTATGAAGAAGATTGAAGAACGTAAGAAACTAATAAACCCAGACGATTAAGCCTGGGTTTTTTATTATAACACTATTACAACATCTCGCTCCTGTATCACATACACATCACTGCCGTCAGGCAGTCGTAATAAATGACCAGAGGATTTATTGTAAAATATTTCGTCACCTACCTCCATCGTTTTGACTTCATCGCTCTTATCCTTCACGATACCGCGTTGGTAAAGTGATCCTGTGATAGTTGATGCAGTCATCTCGAATCCTGATGAACTTTTACGTTCGTTGACAACCTCAACGAGAATAAACCTATTTAGTACTGCCATCGCTCTCAGTAATTATACAGTTAGTACTTAGAATTGTTGAAGCAACCGATATCGAGTTACGTATCGCGTTCTTCGTTACTTTAGTTGGGTCAATTACACCTGTCTCGATCAAGTCTTCGAAATACTCCGTCTTAACATTGTATCCTAAAGGACCAGTAGTTACCTCAAAAAGAATTCTGTTTATGTCTGTCTCAACTCGACCAGCATTGACCAACATCTGACGTAGTGGTGCCTCAACTGCATAGTGAACAATCTCGAACGCCACATCTTTAGCCTCAATGTCGATATCTGTGAATGCATCCAATATCGCTGAACCTCCACCAGGTAGAATTCCTTCTTCCTTAGCCGCGCGAATCGCTGCAACAGCATCGTCAACTCTGTCTCTGATTTCTTTCTGCTCTACACTACTTGGTGCTCCAACGTGAATTACACCAAATCCACCAGAGATTGCTTTAAGGCGAATGTCGATTTCATCGCTCGGCTCCTCAGCCTTCAAGTCAGCCACTCTGTATCCAATGCGCTCAACTGCCTCTGGGTTCGGTTCGATGATAGTTGTTTGGTCTGTGATCGTGATTTTAGTTGCACGTCCCAATCCTTCCAACTGTACCATCTGTAAATCATCACCTGTCTCCTCAGAGTAGTACTGTGCATCCAATACATACGCCAAATCACGCATGATGTCGTCACGTCTGTATCCGTTCGATGGCGGTTCAATCACCGCAGCCTTGATGTTCCCGTTAAGTACGTTGTAGTTTATCGCGTTCATAGCGTTTGGCTCCAATGTCCCAACAATCAAGAGTGATTTATTGCTTTTTATTATTTCAGCTAGGATATGCTCCATACCGTGCAAGTCATGTATCTTCGCGTCGAATAACAAGATGTAAGGATTCTCCAATACACATTCTTGTTTCTTTACGTCTGTAATGAAGTAACGTGACGCGTAACCACGATCCAACTTAAGTCCAGTTACAATCTCCGCGTAAACTTCTTCACCCTTCGAGTCTTCAACCGTCACAACGTCAACCTCAGCGAATATGTCAGCGATAAGCTTCCCGATCGTAGCGTCGTTGTTTGCAGAGATGGTTGCAACGTGCTGTAGCATGTCTCCTGTGACCTCTATTGACATATCGTCAAGCTTGCGGATTAGTTCGTCACATATCTTGTGAACGTCTCTTAGAACGTCTATAACTGAACCGTGCTCAATCTTGTAATACTTTTCGAACGCGTTGATAAACGCTTCTGCTAGTACAACCGATGTCGTTGTTCCGTCTCCTGCAGCTGATGCAGTCTTCTCGCTTGCCTGGCGCAACATAAGTGCAGCAGTGTCGTGAATCTTGTTCTCGAATCTAATCGATCGAGCTACCGTTACTCCATCCTTGGTAACGTGATGCCCAGAAATATAATTTGGACCTTGCAAGATTACTGTTCGTCCTGATGGACCTAATGTTGACTTTACTGCGTCCGAGAAAAGTCTGATTCCTTCGATAAGTTGGTCTCTACCTTCTTGATCTCTGTGTATTACTTTATTCATTTTGTAAATATAATTGATTTTACTGTTGGACACGACATTTTATGTACACTTCTTCCACCGCAGTGGATACAGTCGTGTTTAATTTGATAGTTGCAGTTGTTGTGATCGAACGCTGCGTAACTCTGTCTCATTGACGGAGCTGCTGTATATCTGAAGCAAAACCACTTCTTTTTACAGTCTTCATTTGAGCATTTACTTAGATCTGGCATGATTATACGCGTCTATTAGTTTATTTAATTGGTCTTGTGACATTAAGATTTGGGCAGTGTCTATGTGAACATCTACTCCTTTCTTCTCTTTAATGTATCTCTGCACTTCGTCAATCATTAGAAGTATTATTGGGAGTTGGTTCATCTATCTCTACTAGTTTATATCTGTTCAAGTCAATCCCCTGGCGCGTAATTGCAGTGATGTTAGCAAGCGCAGTTCCTTCGCATCGCGCGATGTTCTCTCCGACGATGTGGATAGCCATCATAATATCAGCTGCCATCTTGTCATCTACCTTCCAAATCTTATCACGGTTACGTGCATTCTTCAAGTTCATCACGTTTATAGCCTCGTTGACCTTTTGTTTCACCTTACCTTGCATGTAGGGAGTTCCTTCTAGTTCAAGCGCGCAGTTCAAGACCACTTGCATTGCGGATAGTAGTGTTATATAAGCTTGCATTCCAATTTTTTTACGTTATGTAATCTCATGTCGCGTCCCTTTAGGAACTTATACACACAGTCCTGTGGTATATCTGCCTCCTTGGCAAACTTGTATGGCGTTAAGTAGTGCTTTCTCAAGTAACTTCTTAACAACTCGCGTAGTTCAGTTTGTGTCATACATCTAGATTTAAGTTGTACTCGTTTAATAATTCATGAAGTTGATCCCTTACAGTCTGTAAATCTGTCTCTTCTTTGTCTGAGTGTTTGATCGTGTATCTCAGGTATTGATCTAAGTTCCAAACTGTCGATTTCCAATCAATACCCTGCATCGCTGTTATCGCGTCGTCTTGGTCGTCAAATTCAATTGTTACTTTCATGTTTTTTAAATTTTTTTAATAGTTCTTTTGTTGTATAAAGGTCATCATATTTGGTTGGTGCGTGTAGCATTTCTCCATACATATTTCTATTTTTATAGCTATATAATGCACAATATTCTGAAAATTTAATTGCAAATTCTGCGTAATCATGTGACTGTTTTATCTCCATTTCTTTGGCTTGTTCAAACAACTCAAGTCTTTTTTTTCTTAAATCTATTCTTCCTATATTTCCTATATAATATTCAGATTCTAACTTTAATATTTCTTCAAATAAATATTCTACTGCTGTCATAATTCCGTGTTTTTAAAGTTTTCTTTTTGCCATTGACGAAAGGCAAGTCCGATGTTGTGTTGTTGTTCGATTATACTAATGTATGCTGAATGTAACGAGACACAACAACGCCATTGATATCCTTCACATCACATATCTCTGCATTCTCAATTGTAGTTAATGCTTCAGCTATAGAATACGATCCATCAGGATTACGTTGCTGTGTTGTAACTTGAACTATGACGCTTTTACCAGCTTGCATAGCTTTCGTTGACTTCATCCATCCTTCTGCTTCAGAGGAAGCTTTCGAAATAAGTTTGAATGTGTCTCCGTCTCCCCAAAACTTAATATCCTTGACATTCTTTCTAGCACCGTTGGCTTCAGTGTTATGTAATGACTTTGTTTCCATATAATTTAATTTAAAGTACAAATTTATTGCTTTTTATTTTAATATGCAAGTTAATCCATGATTTTTTTATACTTAAGCCTGTAATCCTTGATCACAATGTTACTCAAGTCAGTATTGCTCGTGTTTCTGTCACGATACCCAGCGTAGCCATCCACACCGTTCCATCCTAAGAACACACGTGCAAGTATGTCGTGTATGTACGATACCTTTCCGTCAATCATGTAGAACTGACATCCCGTTGAGTTAAACTTAGGCTTCAGTATCTTGATTGACTTCACGCGACCGAACGTCGACACCTTCAGATCGGTCCCGTCGATATCCACCCAGTTCTCTTTCATGCTTAGACGCATCTTACGTCCCGTTGATCTACTCAAGTTACTCAACCTGTTGTTAGTTTTGTCTCCATCGATGTGACGTACCTTGTCGCTCGTATTCAAAAACTCATTGAATGCTCCCCAAACCAAATAATGAAGCGATACTCTGCGCGAAGTTTTGAACGCAGTCAGCATCACACTGCAAACTCCATTCTCATTCACCGACACCGCGACTGGTTTCTCGTAGCAGTTCTTTACGTTACCCTGGTCACTCACCTTGTAGAACCCTTTGTAACCTAAAACATCTTTCCAAATTTCCATAAACAAAAAAACCTATTGCCTTTCGAGGTTGCGGTCTCTAGTCAGCAATAGGAATTATAAAATATCTTATCGTGTCCGCAACTACACATTGCAAATATACCTCCATTATACCAAATATGCAAGGGAATGTTGGAAAATGTTACGTTTTCAGCGTTTTATCTTAACATTTGCCCACGTAAGTTACTGTGATTATGTAAGTTACGTTATATAAATGACGGAATGTTGGTTTTTAGCTCTATATACAGCTATATAAAACATGTATATATATTATTTATTTATAAGCTGTACTAGTAATTGATATTCAACATAGTAACATTTTAATATATTATATTACTAATAATCAGTAAGTTAAGTCAATGCTATGTCGGGATAAGTGTAACATTTTGCAGCATTTTTTAACATATTTTGGGAAAAGTCAACACTATTTTCGCGGTGTTGTGTCTGGAAGTTCGGGGTAATACATACATTTCACGCAACCGATCGCACACGGAAAGTCGATTCATTTTCGTTGGGGGGTTGTTGATTTCAGAAAATTGCTTTGAATTTTTTAGCTTTTTGTTTACCATGGTATTAGATGCGTTGGTATTAGTTACCATGGTATATAGTTACGTTATCCCGTTTCACTTTGTCCGCTTGTTTTATTTCATGCCATTACATTTTATTTATTCATTACATTACTTTACTTCTTTTCAATTCATTCGAGTAACTAAATTAATTTACTTTATTAATTATAATTCATTGCCGTAACTTAATTACTTTGCTTTACTTCGTTTCAATTTATCGGATCAACTTAATTAACTGCATCCAGTATTTTAAGATCCTATTTTTTTTGTTTAGGTTGTTCGCTTACTTGTATTGATGAGGTTGCAACTTTGCCCCAATTACACAAACAAACGAAAACTTTTTTTCACCCCGCAAAAATTCACGTAACTAACTGAAAAACAATAAGTTAACCTATTTAATAGTAATACACTACCGCATAAAAATACTTAATTGAACTACGTATAAACACGTATTTTGAAATCAAATGTTTAATAGAATGCAAATTAAATACAAATAATAACGACCTTTGAATATCTCAAAACGGGAAAAGTTATTTATTTACAATTAAAACAAAACAAAATGAAAGCAACAAACAAAACAAACGCGGAAAAGTTAACGTTAAACTTTTACCAAACTGAAACAAGCTATAAAGTTAGCTTTGAAACTGAAAAAGAATTAACTCAAAGTGTATTAATTGGCACGGCATTAAATGAATTGTTCACGGTTCGCGACAATTACGCAATGGCGGGGCTAAAACTGTTTAAAAGCAATGAGCCAATACTTTTTAGCGTATCAAGAAAAGAAACTGTTATAATTGAGGACAAAGAAACAGAAAAAGATAAAACAATTTTTGATTTAAACGCTATTAAGGTACAAAAAACTTTGTTTAATAGCTTGAAACTAAACAAAACGGCTAAAAGCAAACGTGCATTCGCAAAACGTGTTAGCGTGGCAATTATTGAAATAATGCGAAACGTTGAAGTAATTGATTTACGCGAACTTGAAACTAAATTAAACGCTATTGTTGATTAATTAACAAAGGCTTGGCACGTGCCTAAAACGTGCACCCATAAAAAGTAGTTTTGCCGTGCCGTGGCTTATGGGCTTTTAACTAAATAAACTACATTACTATATTAATATGCCATACGACAAAGGCATTGGTTAACCATACCAAACAAGGGGACGCGTATACCTTTACACTATTAATGTAGGAATTAGTACTTTGACATTTTACGTATTGTCACCACGTTGAAAGGGACATTTAAAAAGTAACTTAGTATAAAGGTATCGGAGGGGCTTATATAGGCTATTATATCGAAGTGATTTCGACACAATATAAGATTAGCAAGGTAAACCGTATACAAGTAAAATTTAAAAATAAAACGAACGAAAGCGTATAAGGGCGCGCACAAATCGTGTCCGTATTATTGCGGGGCTATGTGAAGCGATGAAAGCCAACAATAAACAAGTACGAAAATATGGTATTGAAATAACGTTCGAATCGTTACGCGCTTGCTAACTAATTAAACAAACAAAAATGAAAGCTAAACTAAAAAAAGATTTATTTATTCAGTGGTATTTTTCAGGAGTTAATTACGCTGACATTGGTCAAGAATTATACAACGAATTAAAAAACAAAGGTGAATTTAATTTATCGGCGCAATTTTTATTGGATAATTGCGGAACGGTACCCTCATATTTAACAATAGGAGGAAGCGAACAAGGGGAAATAAGTACTGATGATATTATTTTAATATAAACAAAGATGATTATTATTTTTTATGTGTTAACTATGTTAACATTGATTGGCGTTGCATACGCCGACATCATGAATGACTATCAATTAACAATGGGTTATTTATTTGCATTCATATTAAGTTTTTTCGGGCTATTGGTAGCCGTACACTTTCAAAATTACAAAGATGAAAAGAGAACGTATTGAAATGATCATTGTGGCAGTGGTGGCACTTGCTGCATTCGTATTAAGTGGAATTTATAGATAAAACAAAGATGATAACAATGAAAGAAACACGTAATGGCGTAACGGAAGTTAGCGAAATTACAGAGGCACAATACAATAATATTACAAGCGACGACACGTTAAAATGGTTCAGACGATTGGGCGGAACTGAAACGGCGACACGTAACTACACGGAACGTGGATACAATGTAGTAAAGTTGATTAGTACTTCACCATGCAAAGATGTACGAGTAGTAAGAGAATTCAGTTTTAAATAAAGAAGTTTTAATTGTTAACGCGGGGCGATAATATGGTCGCCCCTTAAAATCAAATCAAATGAAATTATTATTAGTATTAATGTTGTTGATCGCGAACGTATCAATGGCAACGCCACCGAGTGGCTACAACTATAAGAAACACTACAAGAAGTGTCAAAGAGTTAAGCGAATGAATAGAATTTTTAATCTAAATGGGTGCAAATACCACACACAAAGAATATGAGCTACTTAATCAAAACATACTTCGATGTATACGAGGACGACTACAACGAAGGAGAAGGAAAGCATGTCAATTCATGGGCATGGGAATCAAAGCATGATGCTATTGAATCGGCACTGCAGCAACACTTCGAACAAGTCGGTTTATCATACGATGTCAACTTCTTACTTGAAGATGACGGAAATCGATGGTACTCCTGGACGGTAGACGAAGACTGTTGCGAAGCAAACGAAAATGAAATTGAACAATGGAAACAAGGCAAAAAGCAATTGTACTCAATGCATGCAAATATTAATATATATAAATTAGAACAGATATGAAAACAGTATTCTCAAACAACGAATTGCCACACGTATGGGCGCATGGCACACAAGAAGAAGGACGTAATCCTCAAAATAGTTTCTTCTTTAATGGTAGAACAATTTATAGCTACGGATATCATTTCCCGATAGCAGTTAGAATGGACGATAATGTGTATCTATTAACTACACGCGGATACAGTAATACTACGAGTAAACACATAGGTAAAGTATTGTGGTCGATACCAACTGGGGCAAAGATTATACGATGCTCTGACCCGAGTATTCAATACAATGAAAGTAGCATGAACCAATGGGACGTTGATATCAATACGCAACTTGATAAGATGTCACGAGCAAAGAAACCTGCGATATATGTCAACGAGATACTAAGATTAGTAGCACAAGCGCAAGCATATTGTGACTACTTCGGCAAAGATAACAGACTGTCGCACTATGCAACGATGGACTTCGGAGTAAAGGCGGACGAGTTGAAAGCTATCAACAAAGCTAAGGCTGATGCAGATAAAAAAGAGAATGCAGAACGATTAGCTAAGTGGCGTAACTTCGAGACCAATGACCTATGGCTGAAAGGTCACAACAAGGATACGTACCTACGTAGCGACGGCGAGACGGTTACTACATCGCGAGGTATCAAGCTACCTATTGATGTGTACCGTAGATACAAATCAATGCTACCTAATTTAGGGCGTGAGGTATTAGGATACAGAGTTAATTCAGTAACAGATAAGTATGTGACTATAGGATGTCACAACATTAGTATTAAAGAAATCAATAACATATGATATTTAAGATAGACGACACCCTACAGGTTATACGCCTGGGGGTTACTTCAAACGATAAGATTGAAGCCAACAGTAAGCGACCGATTGTACAAACGTACACTTTTAGTCGCAAACAATTCGAGATGATAGCTAACAATGATGAACGTAACATGAGGTCGTTCTTTAATGCAGCTGATAGCAACTGCCTTGATTGTCCATTCAATTCATTCGGCAAATGTTACACGCATAAGTTCAATCAATACGTTGGGTTCATATCAATGTTGAAACGTGTAGCGAAACAGTACGCAACGTGGGACGATGTGCCTAACTATGAAGTATCGTTCGCACTCATTGCTCGTGAAATTGCTCAAGGTAAATTCATTCGGTTCGGTACGTACGGTGAACCGTCACTACATCCAATTGAACTGATTGAAGCAATGGTAGACGTAGCTGACAATTGGACGGGATACACACACCAATGGAAACGTAGCGATGTGTTAAGTAAGTGGTTCATGGCATCAACGCACACGTTAGATGAGTCGAACGTAGCGAAGGAACAAGGATACAGAAGTTACATTGCTACACCTACACCTATAGGCGAGGTAGTTAATTGTCCTGCAAGTAAAGAATCGGGATACAAGTCAAGCTGTAGCAAGTGCGGTTTGTGTAGCGGTACAGAAGGCAAAGGAAAGAAAAGTATTTACATTTTAAATCATTAAGTTATGAAAAAAAATTATGAAGCATTAAGTGGAATTAACTTAGATATGTTCTACTCAGTTAGAATTACACCAACTGAAATAAGTCTACAAGGTAGGCAATCTAGCGAAACTATAATATCAATTAGACTAAATTATATGAAGTCATACGAAGACTTTCATATTAATGATGATGGGTATGTAGAAGGAAATTTTGTGCGAGATGGTATAACATTCAGAGTATGCTTAACGTAATGAAAGCAACGATAAGTTATAAGACACCGAAAGGTGACTACAAAGTAGTTACGAAACAGTTCGCGGATCAGCGACACTTGGATAACTACATCAATTTAATTAGTAAAACAAATAAAATTATAAGTTATGACAACGAGACAACAACAAATAATTGATAGCTTAGTAAGTGAGTTCAATAAATTACAACCAGTTATGGGTAAAGGTTTTAATTTAATTAATATTCAACCTTTAATGGAAAAGAATGCAGCAATTGAGCAAGTTAGGTTAGAAGAAGAATTAAGCTACGAGTCATGGATAGCGGCTTCTCAAATTGAGGCTAGACGTATTTTAGAACTATTATCAGATGACTTACCAACATTAGAGGTTTCATCATATGGAGGAGAGGATAGATGTATTAAAATCCATCAGTATGGAAGAGATAGCATTATTATTTATGTAGAAATAAAATCTAAGGATATTGAAAATGAAGAGCTTGGTATTACTGTTAGACACTATCTAAATTTAAAGTACAGTACAAACCTACGTTCAGATTTTGAATCAGACTCAATTGAAGAGGTATTATCACAACCTTGGTTTTTAGAACGTTTAAGAAAGTTATTATGAACAAATTTGAAATCAACACAACAGCATGGAGCGAGGAAAACTTCATGCTTGAAACAGACTTGACTGAACAACAAGTCATAGATGCAATACTACCTATAGTAGTAGCTGAACGTAACGGTGGCGAAGAGTACGACAACGAGATGTTGTACAACGAGTTAGTCAGAACGTATCCGAAAGCAAACATACAATGGGGAATAAGAATTGAATTAATAACGCTATGAAATCACGTCACTTTATATTCAGCGATGACGCTGACTTATTCAATGAATTAGAATTCGATTGGTTCGTTAGGTCGTGTGAATTTAAGTTATATGTTCACACTCATTCTTCTTCAATTGACGAATTAATGGATAACTTAGCATGGACAAATTACTTAGAAATAACCAAACAAGACTATGAACGCTTACAAAGTTGGAGTCAAGGCACGACATGAGTTCTGGGTGCTAGAGATAGAGTCATAGAATGTCAGAGAGCTTCTGATAGAGTTGGATGAGTACATGCTAGACATGTGCATACCACGATACGAAATAACTAAAATAGTAAAAACACGTTATGCGTACGCCACATGGGTGTACGAAGACATAATTCTTAATTAAATATGAAAACAATTACAGAGTGGCTCTCGCAATTAGAAGAGCCGTACAGAACAAATGCACTACGATTAGGTAGTAGCGAACTTCACGTTAAGAAACTTTCTTATGCGCTACGTTCATTCAGTTGGTCGGAAGACGAAGAGGTATGGAACGACTTGTACTTAAAAATACTTGACGAAGAGAACAAAGAATTTCATGTAACGTGGATGATTAGCCCTACCGAGAGTACGGGTGATAACATAAAGGGAACGGATATGATAGATGCGCTTGAGCGATTCTATACAGCATATCCTGGAGTTGAACCAATTTATATTTTATCAAAATGATTATCAAAGTAAAACGAACAAAGGAATTCAATCGGGAATTGAAACTTAACATGCTCATCAAGGGATACAACGCTGATCAATTTTTCAGAAAGTTTAACCTAGACAAATCGTCAACAGACCAAATACTATTTCGGTCACGTTACATTAACTTAGTCGAAGCCAACGGTGTGCTTGACTTAATCAAATTAGAATTAAAAGTAAACGGATATGAGTTGGAAATCTTGGATACAACATCAAGGGATTAGTCTAGATGAGTTCGCTAAGATGATTGCAGAGAACTATCCAACAACAGATAGAAGGTACTCAGCTCCGCTCAAGGTAGCTGTCAGTCACTGCGTGTCACTTGGATTCACTACTAGTCAGATTGCTAGAGCTTTTAACATGAAGGAACAGCGTATAAACCAAATCAATAACGCTGTGAATAAGGAACGCAAAGCAAAGTACTACCAAGAAGTGAAGGAGCAGATGCATAGAGAGTTATCGATATACATCACCGAACAGTTCGAGGCGAAGAGTGAGCTAGAGGAATTACTGCAGGAATATATAATCCCAGTGCGGTACCGCGAGGTAGTTTTGAATCGTCAAATTCTCATGTACTATCTGCGTAAAGATTATCAGTTTACGTATGAATCGATAGGTAAGTTGTTCAACAGAACACACGCAACGGTCATCCACGCAGAGAGATTGATAGGTAGTTTTATTGAAATGGGCGACAAACAGACACTAAAAAGTGTTGAGAATCTACAAAAAGTGTTGGAAAATGTTAAGAATATTCTAACACAGCATTCGTTAACTAACTAATTATCAGTATATTTATACAATAAAATGTTAAGATGTTAAGAAATTTACCAAATACTATTTCATAGAAAAGTATAGTATATTGTATTATTATATAGCTGTATAAGTAAACTTTTTTCAACATCTCAACACTATTTAACGTAAACATCAGTGTTTACTATACCAACAGCGATGTTGGTAGAAAATAAACTTAACATTTAATAACATGATTTACATTTATTTCTTAATTAGCTTTGCTTTTACATTTAAGCTTGGCGGTGGCATATCAGATGTCAAATACTTAGCAAGCAAAATAATCGCAGTAATTTTCTTTGCGCTAGTATGCATGGCTATATTTCCATTAGCTATGGGTAAACTTTTATACAAAATATATGAGAAAAATAATTAGTATAGCAGCTAACATAACATTGGTCACAGTGTTACTAATGTTTATAATTTTTGGTCCTGCATTATTCATCTACTACGTGTTACCATGATCAAGTTCGCACTCATCTGGATATCGCAAAACTTAGCGATACCGTTTTGGGTAGTTGGTCACGTTCATTTAAGTTTAAACATTTACGCTGACCTGCATGAGATAATTGCATCTGTGGGTATGAACTTAATAGTAGCTACGGGATTCTACTTAGATTACAAACAAAGCAAAGAAAAATAACTTAATTAAATTAACATTAAATAATTTTACAGAATGATACAGAACGTTAACATAGAGTACGGTCATTTAAATGCCTTACTATTTAAACTAAAACAAATGGGATACAGATGGGACAATGGAGATTCTATTGAACCTAGTAACCCACCTTATAATGACATAACTTGTGTTCAAGTAAATCATGAACGTCAGAGAGTTCTTTACTCAACAATATCAAAAATGAAAGAAGCAATCAGTGAGATAGACTTCATTAGTCAACAACAAGATGCGGATGGTATCGTATACAAAATAAACGTACCTGACTTTAAGTTTGCTGTGCTACATAAACTTGGCGCGCTTGGTTATGCTTGGGCAAATGGTGATGAAATTAAACCAACTGATGCATTGGATAAGAAAATAGAATCTATCATCGCATGGGCAGACAAAACGATTACCTATTCAGAGCATCCAATTCACGATGAAAGTGTGATAACTGACAACGAGTTTATATCTAGAGAGGAACAAGAAGAATATGACTTCGTTCAACCAGATCACTACAAGAAAGGTGACAAGGAGGTATGGGAGATTATGATTGACATGTTCGGTCAAGAAAAGTTCGATAGCTTCTGTCTGCTTAACGCATTCAAATACATTTCAAGAGCTGGCGATAAGCCAGGTGATGACTTTAAGCAAGACATCAACAAAGCAATATGGTATCTAAATAAAATCAAATGAATAAATTAATTGTATTAGTAAGCATTGCCATCGGGATGGCATCTTGCAAGAAAGAAAGTTGTAACTGTGGCGTTATCCAAAGCGATAACGTATCAGATTACTCAGTAGTAATTAAGAACAGTTGCTCACAAAATGTTAAGACATTTTACTTGAGCCCTGCTGATTGGATGGAAGCACATCCTGGAATGGACTACTGTATTAATAATGTTGAATCTTGGTAAATTAAAATAATATGAATCACTGGAGAGAATTAATGCCGTCACCATACTTAGGAGCATGGGACATACCACAAGGAGGAACCATTGTAGGTAAAATCAAGTCAGTAACAAAGAAAAAAATCAGCGAGCTTCAAGGAGTTGAGAAGATTGTAATCGAGTTCAGCGACTTACCGAAACCGTTAATGGCTAACGCTACTAACATGAAAGCAATTGCAAGTGCAGTTGGCACACCTGACTTCACTAAGTGGGCAGGTAAGGAGATTGAGTTGGGTCTAGGTAAGGCACGATCGGTACAGGACGGAGAAATAGTTGACGCTATCAGAGTAAAGCGTGACAAACCAACGCCACGTAAGACAGCTATCAGCGACAAGGACTTCCCTAAAGCGTTGAAGGCTATACAGGACGGTACGTGGACTAAGGAGCAAATCATTGCTACACGTATATTAACTGAGGACCAATTAAAACAGATCGATGAAATCCAGAGCAAGTAGTGCGTATTCAATCATGGCTGGTAGTCATGGATTGACCGAGGCTCAACAAAGAAATTTGAATGAGCTAATGATGAAGATTAAGCTTACTGATAAGCAAGCAGAGACGCGTGATGAGTTGACTAAGAAGCGTGACGCTCCGATTGAACTTACAGCAGGAGCTAAGTCATTCGTTGAAGATATGGTTGACGCTGAGGTATGGCAGTATACTAAATCGTTTAGCAACTACAAGACTCAGAAAGGTACTATGTGCGAAGATGAGTCGATAGGTATTGTTAATTCGCTTTGGTTTACTAACTTTGTAAAGTCTGACGAAGAGTTAAGCACAGAGTTTTGGACGGGTCACCCAGACATAGTTGACTACGATAATGAAATGATTATCGATATCAAGACAGCAACAGACAAGAGAAGCTTTATTAAACATTACAAGAATCCAATCGACTTACAGTACGAATGGCAAGTGAAATGCTACCTCTACATGAAAGGCTGGACGAAAGGTAAAGTTGTGTATGTACTTGTTGATACTCCAGAGGAGTTGATACCAAGCTACGAAGACTTGTCGTTGCATGAATGCGGTGACTTACCGTTAGACTTGCGTGTTGCATCGTTTGACGTAGAGTTAACAGAAGAAGATAAAAAAATGTTTGATGTTAAGGGTAAACTTGCATCAGATTACTATAACGAATATAAATCAAAGTTCAATGTTTAAAGTTCAAGGAACCCTTAAAGTTAAGGGAGACACTGTACAAGTGTCAGAGAAATTCTCTAAGAGAGAATTCGTATTATCAATTACTGATGGAGATTACAATCAAGCAGTATCATTTCAATTAGCGCAAAAGAACGTCACGTTACTTGACGCAGTAAACGAAGGAGATGAGTGTGAGATTTCATTCAACTTAAAAGGTCGCGAGTGGGTTAGTCCGCAGGGTGAGGTTAAGTACTTCAACACGCTTGACGCATTTAGAGTTGAGAAGACTGCATCAGATGCAGAGCCTCCGTTCTAAAGAAAATGAGGGGGGCTCAGTGCTCCCCTTTATTGGACAACTTCTTTACACTAAAGAGGGTTGGATAGTGTTGAGTAACAATGAAAAGTACACAGTAGCGAACTTTGATAAACTGAACGTAGCTGATCACCACGACACTAAGGTAGAATTTACTGAATCAGATGAAGCTCACTACTTACTCCCATTCGGATCAAGTAACAGAGTTTGTGTGGTTAAAACAGTAAAGTATAATAATTGTACAGCAGAAAAGTATAATAATTAAATCATAATAAAATGTCACAAACAGAATGGACTAAACGAGAATGTGAATTTTGTAATGGAAAAGGTTATGTCAACACTACCAAGTATTGTGAAATTTGTCATGGACATGGAGTTATTTTTACATTAACAATTAAATCAGAATAAGATGAAAAGTAGTAAAGAAAAAATGCTGTATTCAGCAAAGAAAATGAGAGAGATATTAGCATCTATTGAATCTATATTAGATGGATATGAAGGAATTGAAGGTAATAAATCATACGTGAGTTATTGTATTAACAAAGTAAAATTGGCAAATGAAGATGATTTAAAATTGAAACAGTTGTACGATGATACATTTAACGTAGATATGAATCAACGAAAAGCAATTAATATTGCAACACTATTAAATATTATTGAAAAATACTTTAAACTACTTGATGACATTGATACGGCAAGTGATATATTTAAACCAACTTGGTGTAAAATTACAAGTGTTGTAAGTAAGTTACAAAGTTTGCGATGGTTGTATTGCACATTTGATATTGATATAAACGAAGAAGATAATATGATTATAAACGGAGAATGTTTCAAAAGAGAAGAACGAATCATTTTATCACTTTAGTAGTATTGTGCCTAAAACAGTAAAGTATAAT